GCTTTCGTAAAAGAACCCATCCCAGGTTTGTATAATTGGGTTGTCAGTTTTGACTTGAACTCACTGTATCCTCACTTGATTATGCAGTACAACATCGGCCCTGAGACTCTCTTGCATACAAGGCATCCGTTAGCAACGGTAGATCGTCTCCTTGAAAAGGAATTAGATCTGAGCACTCTGGATGGAGAGACTGTTTGTGCCAATGGGGCAATGTATACAACACACTATCAGGGATTTCTTTCTAAGATGATGCAACGCATCTATGATGATCGTACCATCTACAAAAAGAAGATGATTGCAGCAAAGAAGGAGTACGAAAAGAATCCTACTCAAAAACTAGAGAAGGATATTGCCAAGTTCAACAACATCCAGATGGCACGAAAGATTCAACTCAACTCTGCTTATGGTGCTATCGGAAACCAATACTTTAGGTATTACAATCTTCAAAATGCTGAAGCAATTACCTTGTCTGGTCAGCTGTCTATCCGTTGGATTGAGAAAAAGATGAATGCCTATCTCAATAAAATTCTAAAAACTGACGGAGAAGATTATGTTATTGCTGCTGACACTGATTCTATCTATCTCAATCTGGGTCCTTTTGTTGACAAGGTATACAGAGGGAGAGAGAAAACTAATGATCGCATTGTTGCGTTCCTTGATAAGGTCTGTCAAGTGGAATTTGAAAAATTTATTGAAGGTTCTTACAAAGAACTGGCAGAGTACGTGAATGCGTTTGATCAAAAGATGTTCATGAAACGTGAAACAATTGCTGACAAAGGTATCTGGACTGCCAAGAAAAGATATATCCTAAATGCTTGGGATATTGAAGGTGTTCGATTCACTGAACCCAAACTGAAGATCATGGGCATTGAAGCAGTCAAGTCTTCTACTCCTGCACCCTGTCGTCAAAAGATTAAAGATGCTCTTAAAGTCATCATGACAAAAACTAATGATGACCTGATTCAATTCATTGAACAGTTTCGTGAAGAATTCAAGCAAATGCGTCCCGACGAGATAGCATTTCCACGGAGTGTAAATAATCTAGGTAAATTTAGTAGCCCTGCAACAATCTATGGAAAAGGTACACCAATTCATGTCCGAGGTTCACTACTGTATAATTACTATATTCGAAAGCATAAACTTACTAATCGATACCCTCTTATTCAGGAAGGTGAAAAAATCAAGTTTATCTTCCTCAGAACCCCAAACAAAGTGAATGAGAATGTAATCGCTTTCATTCAAGAGTTCCCTAAAGAACTAGGGCTTGACAAATCAATAGACCATGATTTACAATTCGAGAAAAGTTTTCTAGAACCTCTCAAGACAATTCTAGATACCATCGGTTGGAAAACCGAAAAGATTAACACATTGGAGTTTTTATTCGCATGAATTTCTTACAGGATGTAGTAAAGGAGATTGGTAATGAGTATGCTGGACTTGTATCTGACGGTGTTGCTGCGGGCGACTGTGACACTTTTGTCGATACAGGTAGTTATATTTTCAATGCTCTTGTTTCGGGATCAATCTTTGGTGGTATCCCGTCGAACAAGATTACTGCTATTGCGGGTGAATCGAGTACTGGAAAAACCTACTTTTGCCTTTCTGTTGTTAAGCATTTTCTTAATAGTAATCCGAACGCTGGTGTGGTTTACTTCGAATCCGAATCCGCTATTACCAAGTCAATGATTGAAGAACGGGGTATTGATTCCAAGCGAATGATTATTGTACCTGTTGTTACGGTACAAGAATTTCGTACACAGGCCCTGAGGATTGTGGATAAATACCTAGACCAGAGCGAAAAAGTTAGACAGCCTCTTATGTTTGTGCTAGACTCCCTAGGGAATCTTTCAACAACAAAAGAAATTGAGGACTCATCAGAAGGCAAAGAAACCAGAGACATGACAAGGGCTCAGGTTACTAAATCTGTTTTCCGAGTTCTTACATTAAAACTTGGTAAGGCAAACATTCCTATGCTGGTAACAAACCATACGTATGACGTGGTAGGTGCTTATGTTCCAACTAAAGAAATGGGTGGTGGTAGTGGTCTTAAGTATGCCGCTTCTACTATTATCTACCTCTCCAAGTCTAAGGAGAAAGACGGTAAAGAAGTCGTCGGGAATATTATCAAGTGCAAAACACAGAAGTCTCGCTTTACTAAGGAGAACTCCACTGCTGAAACACGTCTTTACTACGACACAGGACTCGACCCTTACTACGGATTGCTTGAACTTGGAGAGAAATACGGAGTCTTTGAGAGAATTGGTAATCGCATTAAGATCGATGGAGCGACCATCTATCCGAAAACGATTCTCGCAGATCCGCAAAAGTATTTCACTCCAGAAATTATGCAAGCCCTGGATGAGTCAGCAAGAAAAGAATATCTATACGGACAAGGTAATGTAGTATCTCTTGAGGAGGATTATGGAAGCGAAGAAACTGACTGATTTAATTAAGATATATGATGATTCTCTATCAGAAGATCTCTGTAAAAAAGTTATAAATTTTTATGAGAGTCATGAAGAACATCATGAGGTGGTTGATAGAGATCATCGACCTAAATTCACACAATTTAACTTGACTCAATTTGTCAATAGTGGAGAACGGACAGCAAAAGATCTTCAACTTCATGATACTATTACTAGAACCTTATTGACTACTATTAATTTGTATCAAATGGATCTATTGACAGTAGATGAACTCCCTGCTCAGTATGCATTAGAAGAGTTAAGGATTAAAAAATACGATAATAATGGTGAAGATCAATTCGATACACATGTAGATGTTGGAAATTACAATTCTGCTAGAAGATTTATAGCATGTTTTGTTTATCTTACTGACAATGAATCTGAGGGTCAAACTACATTTCCAGATTTAGGAGTCTCTGTAGAACCTAAGGTTGGAAGAATTCTTGTTTTCCCACCTCTTTGGATGTATCCTCACGCTGGAATGCCAGTAAAAGACAAACCAAAATACATTATTGGAACTTATTGCCACTACTTATGATGGATAAACTTGAAATTATTGTTCTAAAAAATCTTGTATACAATGAAAAATTCTGCCGAAAGGTCCTCCCATTTATCAAGAATGAATATTTTGAGACACACGAAGAACGTGTAGTTTTTGATGAGATCAATAATTATGTCCAACAATATCAGACTCAACCACCACTCAATGCTATTGCTATTGAATGTGAACGTAGAACAGATTTAAGTTCTGATGGATTTAAAACTATCGTAGAACTCCTGCAGACGTTTACTGAAGATAAGATTGATTTTGATTGGTTAGTTAATACGACAGAAAAATGGTGTAAGGACAGGGCAGTTTATCTTTCCCTTCTAGAGTCTATTAAGATTGCAGATGGTAAAGATAAAACTAAAAGTCGTGATGCAATCCCTAGTATTCTTTCGGAAGCACTAGGAGTTTGTTTTGATGAGCATGTAGGCCATGATTACATTGAGGACTTTGAAAGTCGCTATGACTTTTACCATCGTAAGGAAGAAAAGATTCCATTTGATCTAGACTTCTTTAATAAAATTACCAAGGGTGGTTTGCCTTGCAAGACTCTGAACATTGCCTTGGCAGGAACAGGTGTAGGTAAATCTCTCTTCATGTGTCATGTTGCTGCGTCGTCTCTCCTTCTTGGAAAGAATGTTCTCTACATCACTCTTGAAATGGCAGAGGAAAGAATTGCAGAACGGATTGATGCCAACCTAATGAATATCAATATTCAACAACTGCAAGAACTACCCAAACAAATGTATGAAACAAAAATTATTAAACTTGCTCAAAAGACTGTGGGAAAACTCATCATTAAGGAATACCCCACGGCTTCGGCACACTCGGGGCACTTTAAATCTCTTCTTAACGAGCTTGCTCTGAAGAAAGGATTTAAACCAGACATCATCTTTATTGACTATCTAAATATCTGCAGCAGTTCTAGGTACAAGGGGACAATTGTCAACTCTTACACGTTTGTTAAAGCAATTGCCGAAGAACTACGAGGACTGGCTGTGGAGTTCAACGTACCCATCATGTCTGCTACTCAAACTACTAGGAGTGGTTATGGTAGTACTGATGTTGACCTTACTGATACTTCAGAGTCCTTTGGTTTGCCTGCTACTGCTGATCTCATGTTTGCCCTTATTAGTACTGAGGAACTAGAACAGGTAAATCAAATACTTGTCAAACAACTCAAAAACAGGTATAATGATCCTACAATGAACAAAAGGTTTATCATTGGTATTGACAGGGCAAAGATGAGGTTGTATGATGTAGATCAGTCTGAACAGACCAATCTCGTGGACTCTGGACAAGATCTGGACTCAGAACCCGAAGACCTTTTTAAAGGTCAATCCCGTAAAAATTTCGCTGATTTTAAGTATTGAGGTAATTATGACTAAAGGATTTGGTAAAAGTGTTGTTCCTGATGAAGATCCTACAGAGGAAAAGGAAGTATATGAAGCAGACTATGAAAAATATTTGCAGTTTGTAGAAGAGACCACCAGTGAAGAATCAAGTGAGTTTGATGTATTCATGTCCAGATTGACAGAGCTGAAGTCCGATGATCTAGAGATCCAACGTCTTCTTACTGGAGCAGTCGGACTAAGTGCCGAGGCAGGTGAGTTTACTGAAATTGTAAAGAAGATTATCTTCCAAGGTAAACCCTGGAATGAAGATAATCGAGATCACTTAATTACTGAACTCGGTGATGTGATGTGGTATGTCGCTCAAGTATGTATTGCTCTAAATATTAGTATTGATGAGGTCGTACTGAAGAATGTTTCTAAGCTACTTAAGCGTTATCCCGAAGGTCTTTTTGATGTCCACAAGTCGGAAAATAGGGAACCTACAGACCGATGATGACATTATCATTGAATACTTTCAGATATCGGAACTTATGGATGCATGGTCCGATGGGTACAATCGTAGACCTCCCCTATTCTAAATACTATTGAAGAGGAGTTTTTTCTATGGCTATCCCAGGACCATTACAAAAAAAGTATGAAGAGATTGCTAAAAAAATTATTTTAGAAATCTTGAACGTTCCTTCGATTATTAGGTCTCATAATCAGAGCGCCAGTGATGCAGAATTTACTCAAGTTATCGATCCCAGTGATGTTGGTAATTTAAAAGATCTTTTTGGTGCAAAAGTTGCTTATGGTACTAGATTAACAGTTGCAGTTAAATCTAAACGAAATGTTATTATAGACAAAATCAATGTTGTATTAGAAAATAAAAAAGAAGAAATACGCGAGTTGTATGTTGATGCTCTGCAAGATTTAGAACTTAATGGAGATGTTCCTGAAGATTTTGAGGTCACTGTTGATAAGGCATTTTCGCAAGGATCAAAAACCATACGCTTATTAATAAAGAGATATACGTTAAATAAAAAAACTAATGAGGCAAAATATGCTGCAGGTCCTGATTATGCATTTACTATATTTTCCAAAGGATTAAAGAATGATGTTTCAGATCCTCATGAATTAATGACTGGTTCATTGATTGCAATGAGCAAGATTGTAAATGTTGATCAGATCAATAGTAAAAAACCTCATGATAGAAACCAAGCTATTGAAGAATTACTTCAGGAAATTTATAATAATGCAACTAGGGTAGATGGTATTGTTGCCAAAGAGAGAGAAGCAATTAAAGGTGATGTTGTTAATCTAGCAAAGGCATTATCGGTATCAAATTATGTTGTATCAGTAATTAATAATAATGGTGGGAAGATTGAAACGATTTATCAAACTGGAAAATCTTGGGTGAGAGATATTGCTCATCTAAAAGGAAAGGATAAATCGATAGATACTATCATTAAAGCTTATAATTCATCTGACTTAATTGTTAAATTTGGTTTAGGTAAGCAAACGCATTATTGGGGACTATCACTTAAGAAAAAAGGAATTGGTATTAGAGAACCAGATCCTACATTATTAAATAAACCTGTAGTTGGAGAAAGCAAAGCTACTAGTGGTTATCTTGTGTTGAAAGCTCCAAGTAAAAAGACAGAACTGGAAAATGCAGAATTAAATTTCTTTGCTGAAGTATATAATATTAAATTTGGAAATAGACCGTATCCAACGCTCAATCAGTTAAAGAGTAATCGTAAAACTTGGTTGAAAAAATTAGATGAGGCGTTAACAGACAATGAAAAAAATGCTGCATTAACAGGGAAGGAACATGGCGGCAAAAAATATCCTAAGAATACTTGGTTTGAAAAAATCGATGAGGTATTTAAAGAGGTGTTTGCGGTAGAGGACAACTTTAAACAATTTTTAGATCTTACATTTAGAATTAATATTGATAGTTATGTTGGTCAACAACATTTTCATTTTAGTTTAATTACTGGATCTGGCGCAATAGATAAGGATGGAAAATTAGTTGTACAACGTTGCAATGAAAAGAATTCAGTGTTTCTAAAAGAAGTTTTTACTACAATGTTCCAAGGTGGACCTATGGAAGTTTTGAAAAACAAAGGGAGATCTGGAGCACCTAAATTTGAAGTAAGAACCACTGCAGGTAAAACGCAAGCATTTGAAAAGAATGCTGGTGCTGCAAAATTATTCTATACTTTGTGGATTGATAAA